CAGTAACTTTTACAAACAATTTTAAGAATATTTTAGACAAGTTAGAGTCTATAATTGAGGCAGAGTTTAAAGGTGCATTGCCTGTTTATAAAGGCAATACTGTACCTAAAGGTGTCAATCAAGCACTTAAACTAGTTCCTACTGGTAGTGTTTTAACAGAGTATAACACTCTTTCTGAAACAAGAGAATATACAATTAATGTTACATTCTTATTTAATGAGGCTAACATAAGAGAAACAGCCTTAGATCATGTGCTTAGATATGTTTCAAGAATAGAAGCATTAATACACGATAATATGACAATGACTCTTTCTGATAGCACATTTGCATTTAATTGCAGATTTGACTCTACAGATTTAAACACAGACGAAGAATCTAATGTTTATGTAGTTCAATGGCAGTATAAGTGCCAACATTTAAGTAATGCAGCTTAGGAGCAAATATGAAAATTAAAATTAAAGATAAAGATAACCCTATAACAAAGTTATGGTGTTTTACACACAAGGGTTATGAATCTTCAATAATAGAAAAGATTAATTCTGGAAAGCAAGTTGAGGTTGAGAAAGTTCCAAAGCCTGCTTGGGATTATGTGGAAAAAATTCAAAAAGTTAAAAAAAATAAGGAGAAGTAAGAAATGGCTATCAATACAGCAGCCTTTTCACCTAAACAATTTCAAGTCTTAATAGCAGAACAAGATGCTTTTGGAACTATAGAAGCAGGGGGTGGAAATGCTTATCATGCTTTAGATGTTGATTCTGTGGGAACACCATCTTTAAATCCAACACAAGCTCTTGATGTTAGAACTGGAAGTAGGGTGTTGCAAAAAGAAGATTTCTTTCAAGACAATAAAGCATCAGTAAAAGAAATATCAGTATCAGGAACTGCTACAACTGCAGCACTTGATATGCTTTTAGAAAATATAACAGGAGAAGCAGAAGGAAGTGCGAGTGGGATTTATAGTTTTGCATCTAATGCGGGAGTTCAGTCGGTTGGAAAATCAGACTCAAGTCAAGCAGGAACATTGCTTTCTGTTGTAGTAAAATCCCCTTTAAGTAATTCAGATTTGTCATTTAAGGATTGTGTTGTAACTAGCCTTTCTTTAAGTGGAGATGCAGGAACAGAAGGTGGAAGAATTAAATTTTCAGTAACATTTCAAACAGGAACTGTAGTAGAAGATTTGTCAGATGCTTCAACAACAGTAGATACTACTTTTGCTGCTAGTGAAAATTACTTTATGAGCAACTGGTCTGATGTTGCCTATAGAAAAATATATGGAGTTGATGATTTAGTTTTAAGTGCATTTACATTGACATTAGAAAACCCTGCAACATTTGTTGGATTATCAACAACTGGATATGAAACTGTATCAAGAGCAGGTGAGTTTTCTGCTACTTTAGATGTTACAGCTAAATATGATGCTAATACAGAGCCTTTAATGGCTAGCTTTAACAATCAAACTCAACAAGCTGCAACTGCTGCACAAGAAACTAAATTAAATCATCAAGATGCACTAGCTGATGGCAGTTTTGGTATAAGTATGCCAAAAACAATTTTAACTAATGTTGCATTTAATGAAGGTGATGTAATGATGTTGGATGTTTCTGCTAAAGCAGTTGGTGATGGATCAAATGCTCTAGTAGAAGTTGCTTGTTAATTAAATAAGAGGATGTATGGAAATCAAACTAAAATCAGGTAAGTCTTTTAAAATTAAAGAAAATATTTCTTTAGATGAAAGAGATGAATTAATGGATAGCATTGAGTATGAGTGGGATAGTAATGGTAATATGAAGGGTGTTAAGATGATGAATAAAACTATTACTAAATGGCTTAGAACTTGTCTTGCTGATGGAAACTCAGATGAAGAACTTGTAAAATGGTCTTTAGAAGATAGAACAGATGCTTTCGTTAAAATACAAGAGAAATTAACATTGGGGGAAGGCAAAGCCTCCAAATAGAACTTAATATTCTTGGAAACACCTGTGGAGGCTGTCAGTTTCATAGTTTCCCCTACAAAGCACAACTTCCTATCAGAATAGATGGTAAATATTCTACAAAAGAATTTACTTGTGATGAAGATGTTTGGGAGATTATTGACTTATTAATTGAAGAAGTCAAAGATGCAAATGAAAAAGGCAAAGAGTTTGATTTAGCACAGTCTATCAATGCTCAAATGCCTTTTTTTGCTTGTAGGAATATATTTTACAGCAAGTCTATACAAAAAGATATACAAAGATATGTTTACTGCAAAGACTTAGGCACAAGTCCATATGAAGGCTCTTACAATGAACATCCTGCAATTTGGGTAGAAAAATATTTTATAATAAAAAGTTCTTTTGCAAAATTAGAAAAAATGCAAATAGACAAAGCTAAACAAGAGAGAAAAAATGGCTGAAAAATTAACGATAATATTTGATTTTAAAGATCAAGGTTTAAAAAGACACATAGATGCCTTAACTGCATCTCACAATAAGCTAACAAAAACACATCAACCTTTAATAGATCAACAAAAAAAATTAAGTCAACAACAGAAGAAAACATCAAAAGGATTATTTACATTAGGTCATGATGCAAGAAATACATCAGGAGCTTTTTCAGTTCTTCGTTCACAAATGCTACTTGCTTCTTTTGCTATGGGTATTGCTATTCGACCACTTTTAAATTTAGCTAAAGCTAGTTCTGATTATAATGAAACCTTAAACAAATCTTCTGTAGTATTTGGTGATAATATAGAGATAGTTAAGAAGTGGGCTGAAAACTTAGGAAATAGTGTAGGTAGAGCTACTTCAAGTTTAATGTCAATGGTTTCTACACTTCAAGATACATTTGTACCCTTAGGCTTTACTAGGGAGGTTGCAGCTCAACTTTCTACATCAATGACGAAATTAGCAATAGATGTTGCAAGTTTTAATAATAAACTAGATGCAGATGTTCTTAGAGATTTCCAAAGTGCTATTGTGGGTAATCACGAAACTGTAAGAAAATATGGAATAATTTTAACTCAATCTGCCCTAAAACAAGAAGCATTTAACTTAGGACTCCATAATGGTAAAGGAGAGTTATCAGAATCAGCAAAAGTTCAAGCAAGATTAAGTTTAATTACAAAAGGAAGTTCAGATGCTATAGGAGATGCAGCTAGGACATCTGAAGATTTTGCAAATCAATTAAAAGCATTAAACGAAACATTTAAAGAATTTCAAGAAGCTATTGGATCAAGATTAATAACACCTTTAACAGAGGTTATGAAAATATTATCAAACCCTGAGCTATTAGTGGTTTATGGAATGGCTCTTTCAGGTGTTGGGGCTGCATACCTTGCAGTTAGTGGAGCAGCGACTGCTGCAGCTTTTGCAGTTAGAGGCTTTATGAAATTTGCTAAGATAGGATTGCTAGTTGGAGCAACTGTTGCATTAGCTGAAATGACAGCATCATTTTTTGGATTAAGAAATGCTGCTAGTGATTCAGATGATGAATTAAAAGAACTTGAAGATATTTTAAAGAAAAATGCAGAAGCATCAAAATTATTGAATGATACTAATGAAAACTTAGTTGTTAGTGCTTTAGATGTAAAAAATTCTGTTCTTGAAGAAAAATCAACCCTACAAGAATTACTAGACATATCAAAAGCACATAATAAAATTAAAAAAAGGCAAGCAGAACTAAATATAGCGAATATTGATAAAGAAAGTTCTAGTATTCAAACTAGAATAAAATTATTAGGAGATGCTTCTCAAACTGAATTACATGACCTTGAGGTAAATGAGAAAGCAAGAAGAAAACTACAAACTTCTTATGCTGAATCTTCTGTTGCACTAAAAAATGCTCAAAGTGCTTTAAAAGATTATTTGTCAGAAAATCGAAATGAAGTAAATGCTTATGGTGTTACCTCACAAGAGCATCATAAATTGAAAAGAAATATTCATGATTTAGAAATTCAGTATGAGGATGCTAAAAAAGCTCTAGAGGGTTATGTAGATGTTCAGTCAGATGCTTTTGATGAAGCTGAGATGGCAGGATTAAAAGAACAATTAGAACTTTTAAATCTCTCTAAAGAAGTTCAACTTGAAATTATTGAAAATTTAAACAATATAGACACTACCCAGCAAAAAGTATTTACTGCACAAGAAAAAGGCATTATGATAGCTGAATCTGTTATAGCAGCAGCAAATGCTTATGGACAAATGAGGCAAGCTCAGTTAGATGCAGGGAGAGCAGCAGAAATTCAAGCAGCTCAATCTATTAAAAGTGAAAGAAAAAGAGCTAAAGAAATTGAAAAAATAGAAGAAAAATTTGCTGCTAGGCAAAAAAAACACAACAAAGAAATGCAAAGAACAAAAATAGCTCAAACAATAATGAATACTGCTGTTTCTATTATGGAGATATGGTCAAATCCTCGTATGGGAACTGATCCAGTTACTAAAGGTATTTTATCAGCATTTGTGGGTGCATTAGGATTAGCTCAAGTAAAAGAAATTCAAGCACAAAAATTTGCTACTGGGGGTTATGTTGGAGGAAATCTTCATTCTCAAGGTGGTACTATGATTGAAGCAGAAAGAGGTGAGTTTGTTATGAGTAGAGCTGCTGTAGACTCTGTAGGGCTTGAAACAATGAATAGAATTAATCAAGGTGGTGGAGCAGGAGTTAATGTTTCATTTGCAGGAAATGTAATGTCAGATGATTTTGTAGAAAACGAAGCAATCCCTAAAATAAAAGAGGCAATTCGTAGAGGTGCTGATATAGGAGTAAGTTAATGTTAAATTTATCAGAGAAATTTAATAATGATATTCAGTATAAAGAAACGAATATAACACCATTATTAGTTATTGATAATGATATTTATATATCTACAGTAAAGGGAAGTTTAAATAGCGATATATTTTTAGAAGATTATAATTTAAATGTTACATCTACTACTGACTCTATAGACATAAAAAATAAAACAATTCAAATAAATAAAGTTTCCTTTACAATATCTAACTATGAAATAAATGGTAAAAGATTTAGTGATTTTATATTTGAAAGAGGGCTTTTAAATAAAGAAGCAGAGTTATATTACAAAACACAAACTTGTACTAGTTTAGAAGATTGTTTGTTGATATTTAAGGGAGCTATAAGAAAGTTAAATCACGATTCCAAAACAGTAAAGATAGATTTGGAAGATTTTACAGAAGATGTTTTAAAGAAAAATGTTCCCATTTCTAATACTGGCTATACAAACAATGTTTATAATAAAGATTATGTAAACAAGCCTATACCTATTGTATATGGAAAGGTTGATAAATCACCTGCTATTCCCTATATAGACAAAGAAAATCCAGAAGATGAAGTTAGTGTTCGCATTGTATGTGATGCTGTAAATACAGTAGATCCAGATAGGAACATACAGCTACAAGGAGTGTCAAGTATAGAAAGTGAATACATATCATCTTTAGAGCAAGGAAACAATCCTTTATATATCTACAAAGATTCTTATTATCAAGTATTGCAAGACTACAACTCAGATGTAATTACTGGTGGTGCTGATTATGATACAGAAGATTGGAGTTGGGGAGATGAGGAGCAATATACAATTAACAATGACATTATAGAAATAAGAAAAAAGCATCAAGGAGTTATACCACAAAATCCTCCTGCATTTAATGAGTTTCAATGTGTTAAGGTAAGATTTCCAAATCAATGTATGTTAATGACAAATGATTTTGGAGAAGAAGAAACTGATAATTATGGATTTTCTTATGAAAATATAAATGTTGATATTTTAAACCCTGAATTTGCAGTAGATAATCCATTTCAAGTTTTATCTAGCAGTAATATAAATCCTACTATATTTAATCCTGATAGTTATTTTGATACTAGAGCACAAATACCTAATAATTTAATAACTGAAGATAATGAATATTTATATGATGGGTTTAGATTACATCAATATAATGCAAATAATAAAGGTATGTTTTTTCCTAGTATTTCATCTGTTACTTGGGGGCACAGAATTTATGAATGGTTGTATTTATATTCTGACATAATAAATAATCAAGGATATGATGATCCAAGTATCGTATTTAAACAATTTCCAACAGCACAAGGAATTAAAAATAGATTAAGAGAAGTAGTAAATAATCAAATTTTAAACTCAGAAAATGTGCCTATTGGATTTAATTATGATACACAACCTTGGAGTGGAAGCAAGGGGATTCAGCCTCATTTTGTATATGATGACTCTAATTATGAGGGTTTAAATGCTTTTAGCACTGATGGAACTTGGTTTGATGAACAATTTTCTGCAACTGGAGAAAAAATAAATTGTCCACAACCATTCTTTTATTTTAGAGGAATAAAAAATAATTATAAAGATGTTTTTGGAGCAGATTATGTCTGTGTTACTATGGATAATAATACTATTAATATGTTTGATGCTTTGCCTAATAGTGGAACAACAAAAGTTTATAATTTATTTAATTTGGGAGATGGGCATCCATATTTATTTAATTCAGAGGATTTTGAAGAATTTGTACCTTACCAATTAACTAATTCATTTAATTCTGGTAGGCAATTTTTTAGAAGTTTTGGAGTTAAAAAAACAGAATTTAATACTTTTGGTCATAATCAACAATATTTTCATACTGGCTCTGATTTTAATTCAGGAGGAGCATGGTTTGGTAGTTATGGTATGTATTATGCAGGATGGAATCATATGAGAACTAGAGAAACTGATATGTTTGACAATCCTCAACAATCTTGGGTTTTATGGGCTAAAAAAAATATTGAAAATGTAGGAGATACTCTTGCTTATTTAACTGAATTTAATGCACAGCTTGACAATCCTTTTGATGCAATTCCTGAAGCAAAAAACAAAATAAGGATTACTAAAAACACCATATTTCCAAACACTCACAGAGCACATAACTCTTATGTAGAAGGTGGTTATGATACGATTGCTTTTGGTTCTTATGGCTCTTTAAGACCTTCAGGCAATTATTTTCAAATACAAGCAGAAGACACAATTGATTCACTTCCAGATAGAAGATTAAGTTTAATGTTTCCTCTTGGAGATTTAGACATATCAGATGAAATACATACAGACACATTTTTTCATGGTAAAATAAAATGTTTTATATCAGATGATACTATTAGTGCACCTAGCACAAGATTTGTATTGTCTGTAGCTCCAATAGATGTTGTAGATTTTGATTTAAGTGAAATAATAGATGATGATGCTGTTAAATTAATTGATAAAACGACTCAGCAAGTTGATGGAACTGAGCAATGGTGGAGTTCTGATCCACAAGATTATCCATCAGAAGATACTGATTTAAACTCAGAAAATGATAACTACACTTCTACAGATGGACTTGCAAGATTAAATTATTTTGATCCATCTACTTTTACAACTTTAAATTTAACATATAGAGTTAATACACTTTTAGCAAGTGGTGCTGATTACCCTGTTCGCTTATCAACAGACATTTATTCAGTCGGTCTTGTTCATTATATTATTTTTGAAAAGGCTTTAGATAGTCCTTTTTATGTTGATGTTTTTGGAAGAACTAGAGAAGGTCAAGATGGAGAAATTTCTTTAATAGAAAATCCATCAGTTATTATAACAGACTTTTTAGAAAAAGAATTAGACTATACAAATTTAGACTTAGAAGGATTAAATTTATCACTAGAAGCACATGAGCTAAATGCTTATGCTTTTACAATAAATGAAATTAAAAAAGGAAAAGAGTTTATTGAAGATTTATCTAAAGATACCAAGTTATTGCCTAAATTTAGAAGTAACTCTGAGTTTACTTGTTCTTATATAAAAAACACCTATGGTGATGAAGATGTAAACATAACTATTAATACTGACGATATTCTTAAATATAATTTTACAAGAACACCTTTAGAAGATATACATACTATTGTAAATGTTAAATATAAAAAAGATTATGCAGAAGATGAGTATATGAGAGAAACTGGATATGTAGATGGTTATGATATGTTTGGTAATGGAGATGGAATAGAGGAAGCTGAGGGTAGAGAAGATGGTTATAGCTATCAATATTTGGGCTTAGAAAGAGAAAATAAAGTTTTAGAATATGAAAGTGATCATATTAGAGATAAATATACTGCAACATCTTTAAGAAACTTTCTTTATATGTATAATTGCAATCAGCACAATATATTCAATTTAGAACTTCCAATAAAATATATCAATTTAGAAGCAGGTGATGTTATTAAGTTTGATAAGTTAATAGAAGATATTAAGGCTTATGGTGAAGATTACACACAGCCTGTAAAAAGAAATGGGCAAAACATATATCCATACTTTATAATTACTAAAATTACGAGGAAGTTAAAGGGAGTAAGTTTAAAATGTGTTCAGCTACACGACTTAATGCCAACATTCGATTGCAAGGTTGGAAGTATTACAAGAATGATTGATTCTAGCCAACAAGAATTTGTTTATTTAGAAGATTACAACCTTTTTGAAAAGTATTTTATACAAACATCAGAAAAATATTTTACAACAGTTCAAAAAAATGCAGCAGACATAAATAAAGATGGAATTATAACAATGGAAGATTTAAGTGATTTACATACTTTATATCTTTTTTATGAGTCAGTTTTAAATGGTCAATTTTTAGGAGATGCTAACTTAGATGGAGAGGTGAATGTTCAAGATCTTGTAGAACTTATAAGCACAATAACATCTGGGGATGTTTCAGAATTTGAGTTGTTAGTTCAAGATGTTAATCAAGATGGCATTATCAATGTAATAGATGTTATTAATATTGTTAATCAAATCGTAGAAGGTTCTATAAGAAATTATATTCCGGGAAATAATTATACTGATGATGTTGGTTTTGATGAATTTGGTTTTTATTCAGGAGTTCAAACAGGAGATGAGGATGAACAAGGAGGAGGTCTGTAATGAGCTATAAAATAAACTCAATAAAAAAGTTAGGAAAAGTTATTTTTAATTCTATACTTCCAAATCCTACATTTGGAGATATAAATATTACTGATGATGAAGTTAAATTAAATACTGATGGTATTGTTAAATTTATTACAATAAACTTTCGAGGATTAATTAATGTGTATAATAAACTTCCTGATGGCTATGGAATTAGTATAACTAAAAACAAAATATTTATTTATAATTTGCTAGGAAGAACTTTGAAAGATGAAGGTTTATTATTTACATTTATAGGAGATTTAGAGATAAGAAGTGTAGAAGTTAGAACTTTTAGTGATAATTTATTTTTATGCAGTATAACAGATAATAATAGAACTTTACTTATAAATCATAGTAAAACAAACTTAGAAGATGATAGTTTGCTTTTATTAGAAGAAGAAGAAATAGAGCCAATAAGATTTTCTTTAAATAAAAATCAAATAGATGACGACTCTATAAAAGGATTGCATACAAGAATACCATTTGCTAATGGATATTCTGGATATTACAACTATCATCCAAAAGAAAGACTATATGTTACAGGAAAGCAATTAACAAATGAGTCAGCTCCATTACTTAATCCAAAAACACCTTCAAAAGGAAAAGCTGTAACAAAAAAAATAATAAAATTATCTAATAAGTATAATAGAACATTAAGACAAAAAGATTTGCAAGAAGTGCAAGTTACTAAAAAGACTGAAAAAATACAACCTGCAATGAAGAAACAAGAGCCTGTATCTGTTGCAAAAACAAAAGTTGTTAAAAAGGAGGGTAAATACTAATGGCTTATCAAAATGTAGGTGGATCACCAAGATTTTTTATAGACAATTATAGATATTTAAGAGCAAGTGGACTAGAATTTGATACTTACACATCAGGAGATAACTTTCCAGATGATTATGATATTGCTTTTGGATTGGATGGTATGAGAGCGAAAGCATATCAAGGCAATGGAAATACTTTAGATTTTTACATACCTCTTGGACAGCAATCTGATTCAATAAACAACTTTAAAGATATAGACTATTCTAATAATATGAAGTTTTATTGTGCAATACTTAATCACAGACTTGGAACAAACAATTATAACATAACTGGATTGACATTTGCAGATGCTTTAAATGGACAATTTGAAATAGAAGAAAATCCAACATCTGTTTTAAACTTTCAAGCAAACAGCCAAGTTAGTGATGGAACTACTATTATGTTTACTGATCTTGTTCCCACAGAAACTATGAAATATGGTGGTTTTAGAATATCTAGTGAAGATGCTATAGAAAGTATTGATTTAGGTGCAATTAGTATGGGAGTAATGTTTACTATGCCCAACTCTCCAGACCTAGACATAACTATGAATGTTGAAATGGGAGGATTTGACTCTGTTCAAACTCTTGGTGGTTCTGAGATAGTAAATATAAGAAATACAGGTGCTCCATACTGGGAAAATAACAATGAAAAAATAATGCCTTTTGGTGTTGGTAGTTATTATGAAAATGTTACATCAGGATGCAAAAGAAATGGTAGAAGAATTTGGAGTATGAAATTTACACATATATCAGATTCTGATGTATTTTCATCTAATTATATGAAAAGTAATTATGTAGAAAACTCTGATGGTTATGATTCTGATGATATAACTGAGAATGAATTTAATTATAATATTTTTACAGATGATTCTTTTATAGCTCAAGTGTGGAATAAAACACTAGGAGGTGCTCTACCTTTCATATTTCAACCTGATTCAACTAATAACAATCCAGACCAATTCTGCATAGCAAAGTTTGATATGGATTCTTTATCTGTTAAGCAAGTAGCTTTTAAGAGTTATGAGATTTCTCTGAAGATTCGAGAGGTTTGGTAAACTATAATCCACAATAACCCTCATCACAATTAAAACCTTCAAACATTTCTAATTGACCATCATCAAAGTCTATATCTTCTAATGGTTTGCAAGAGTTGTGTATGTATAATTTATCTTTATCGCCTTTCTTTGTTGAGTTTCTAATCTGTCTATCAACTGCAACAGCTTCTTTCCAAGCCTTTCCATTTTCTTTTTGAATCTCTTTCCAGTAATCATTAGAGTGGAATGGACAAAATGTGCAAGATGATTTAACAGGCACAGGAAAATTATTATCTTTAAAAAATTCAATGCAATCTTTTCTTGTTAAATTATGATATATTAAAGGATAAAAATACTTAATATTATACATCCTTGATTCTTTCATTCTTTCTATTTCATCAATAGATATACCTAGCCACATTTCAGTTCTTTTCATTCTTTTCTTTTTTTCAAGACCATGAAGCCTTCTCACAGATTGTTGAACACTCCATATTTTATACTCTCCTGTGCATTGCCTCATCACCATACCCCCACTTTCACTAAAAGCAGGTATAGTAGTCCATTTTACACCTCTTGAATTTTGAGATTTTAATATATCTGTTAATATATTTTTATCTCTATTAATTATAATTTCAATGCCATTATTCTTTTCTTTCCAGTCTAAGAGCCAATCTAATAATTTATAAGTTTTATAATGTTCTGCTTGAGGATCAGCGAATATAGCATAATCTGCCCTAGGAACTTTATAACCTATACTGCTCATTAAATATAATGCAGTTGATTGTACACCCATACCTAAAGATATTACTTTTAATGGTGCATCTATATCACCTTTAGCATATTTTTTAAAAACATCACTATTTTTCATTTTCTTTCCACTCTAAAAATTTCTTGTAATCATCTAAAAATTCATCATATCTAATTATAATGTAGGTTTCGCCACGATCTTCCTTAACTACTACTGCATCTACAACCTCTGAAGGTTTTAGCCATTCTGCTATCTTTTTGCGACATTTAGCCTGTATTCTTAAATCGCCTTCAAGCAATACGTCAACTTCTTCGTGCATACCTAAAGCTCTACCATTAGAACCCCAAGCTCTTTCTGCACCCACTCCATAAGATTGTGCCTTGTCAACAATCAATCTTTCAAATCTATTACCTTTTTGTTTGCTTGGATGTGTCATTTTTAACTTTCCTTATTATTTTTTTTAACTTTCTATTATATCTTAACAATGCTTCATCTGCTTCATCAAGCATTTTCTTTCTAAATTGTTTTTTACATTTGCTACAAATCATAAATTTTTCTCAATATTTTTTATTATATCTTTACATAACTCATAGGGAACTTTACTCCTTTCATAATTATCTTTCAAACCTTGAGTTCCTGTCCTACTTCCTCTTGGAGCTCTTTCATGATTACAATCAGGATTACCATTTTTGCATACAGGCTTAGGCTTCCATTTATAATCATTAGTCCATATGTCAGTTGGCTTTGCTCTTTTTACTTTATCTTTTTCAGGGTTATGGTATTGACAATACCAAATCGTATGCCTTATGTAGTTTTCTTTAGTTATTACAGGTAATTTCCTTAACAACCCTCTTGGATTTTCAATATAAAAATATTTTGGATTTAACATTTTAATAAGCCAATTAGTTTCTTCAATTATTTTTATTCCAATTTCAGCTTCTTTTGTTTTGGGTATGTATGCTCTATTTCCCCCTTTCCAATGATGTCCTATGCTTGCAACACTAAATGTTGTGCAAGGTGGAGATGCCCATATAATATCAGGTGCACCAAATTCATCCAACATTTTGTCGATATTAAAATCAAATATACTACAAACTTGATTTATTTTTTCAAATGGCTCTATGTCAGTAGTATAAGTTTCATATCCAAATTCTTCAGCAACTTTGCTAAAACTCCTAGAACCTGCAAACAATTCTAATACCTTCATATTACCATAACTTTTTTACTTTTTCTAACCATCTATGATACCTTTTATTTGCTTTGAAATTTGTTCCAAATAATTCTCTTATAGCACATTTATGACAAATAGTGCCTATAAACTCTTTTGTAACCATTGAATACCACTCATAGAATGGAGCATGATATTTCCATTCACAACAACATTTACACTTTAGTGATTTCTTCCCAACACACTTCATAAGGCTCGGTTGGAATTTCTCCACCTAATTCTAAAATTCTTTCTAATACTCTGGATATTCTTCTTGGGGTTATTAACATACCTGTTATTTCTGATCTTTTGCCTACATTCTCAAGATAATAAAAATACATATTTTTGTATAGTTTTATAATCATATCTTTATCGCTTCTGTTCATTATGACTCCTATACATTACTATTGCTATTACTATCATAAGAAGGTAGAGTAATATATCTGATGAGGACATTTTTTCTCCTTGTTATGTTTGTGGGAGTCAGAGGAATCGAACCTCTGCATAAGGGGGAATAAAATGAAAGGAGGACTTGCAACCCCCTATTAAAATAAGAACCTTATGTTCCAAAACTCCCATATCATCACAGATGAGATTGACATACTCATTTAAAAAATAAAAATCCGACTATCTTTATTCTTCTTCCTGTGATGAATTTTGATCACAATTCTGCATTTCTTGAAGTGTTTGTTGAGCAACTGATTCAATCATTGAGTCGCCCATAGAAATTATGACTTCTAAGCCTTGAATTGCAATACTTATTTTTTTATTTAAAACTTCATTATCTTTTCTAGCAATTTCTAAATTGAACCTAGCTTCTTCTATTAACTCTCTTGTATCTTTATCCATTTATTCTTCTCTTTTTTAACATTTCTTTAATTGATTTAATTGCTTCTTCTCTTTCTTCATCAGTAGCACTATTCTTTTCCATTTCTCTTTGATACTCTACTTGCCTTTGTTGTTGTTCATAAATCTTATCAACTTTTATAATAGTTTGCCCACCATTATTACAGGCTCTACCAAGCCAACGATTAGTAAACCCTTTAAAATCTTTTTTAGCTTTATTAGTGTTTGTAAGAAGCCATGCTCTGGCTTTCTCGCATTCTGCTTTTATATCTACATTTGGATATGCTTTACTCCACATATCAATCAATTCTTCAGGCATTTC